TTGTCATTGTAGATATAGGGTGTTTGCTGGGGCGAGAAATACGAAGAAGTCTTATGTGATAATTGGGTTGGAGGTTTTATGTAAGATATTATCAGACCCTAGGAGAAATGTGTTGGTTATAAGAGCGGTGGCTGGAAGTAATAAAGATAGTACATTTGCTGTTATAAGTAGACTTATTAATGCTCCCGATATTAATAATCCTAAAGTTAGTTTAAGTAGTGATTTCCATATTAATAATACCACTATGAGAATTACTTATAAGAAAACTGGTCAGGTTATAATGTTCGAGGGAATGAGTAATCCTGAAAAGATAACAGGTACTACTGTTACTCATGGTTTCTTAACTGATGTGTATGTTGAAGAAGCTTATGAGGTAGATGACTATAATGCGTGGAGAAAAGTAGATGGTACGATTAGAGGTAATTTACCAGAAGGGTTATATCATCAAATTACGTTTTGCTTAAATCCTTGGGACAAGGATAGTTGGATTTATGACCATTTTTTCAAAGATAGACTTGAAGATGATTTAGATTATATGCAAACTCATACTTATCAAGATTGGAAAGATGAAAATCTTTATATAGATTATGGTAAGGGGTTATATTTACATAAGTCTAATTATAAAATTAATGAATTTAGAGATAAAGATATATATGACCACTCGATGGAAGAACTTAGAAATGCCTCACCTGAAATATGGAAAGTAGAGGCTATGGGAATGTGGGGAAACACTGGCGGTGCTACTTACCCTGAATTTATAAGAAGTCCCGAATCTATAATTATGTCGCCACAAGAAGTCAATAATGTGTCATACTCAAAATATGCTATTGGTATTGATACGGGATTGAGTGATGGCGAAGGTAAGGTTTCAAAAGATGAAAATGCTAAAGTTAAGAGTGCTACAACTATGCTATTAACGGGCTTGTCAGAAGATGGCAAGAAGATGTATGCTATTGATGAGTATTTCTATACCAACGAAAAAGTGTTGATTAAAAAAGGTTCTCCTGAAATAATGGAAGAAATCATACTTAAACTTCAGCATTGGTGCGATATGTATAGAAATAATGAAGTCTTAATGCAGGGCTTAATTCCAATTTACGTTGATAGTGCTGATATAGGTTTTAGACAGGGTTTACAATACTTAGCCAATCAAAAGGGCTTGTATAACCTTAGATTTATGCCTAGTACTAAGATACCTATTCATATTCGTGTTCGTTACATAAGACTTATTATGGCTTTCGCTGAACTTGGTATTTCTAAAAATTGTCCTAACTTGATTAGGGAATTAAAATCTGCTAAGGGCGGTAAGAAAAATAAAGTCAGGGAAGATGGTAATGACCATGCGATTAATGGCTGGGAATATAGTTGGGTAAGTTTGTATAAGAAGCAAATAAGATATACTGCCTTTAAGGCTAATTAATATATGGAAAGTTTTATATTAATGGTGTATAATTAGAGAAAGAGGTAACATAATGAACATTTTAAATTATATAAAAAAATTAGTATTCGGCATAACTCCCGTCAAGGATTTGAACGAAAGTCCTAACGATAAACGTTTTACGTATATCAATGATGATGAGAAACTTAGAATACAACAAGTTAGAGAAAATATGATTTGGTATGTTGGAGATGAAAACGAACTTTTAAACTACTACACCAATCAAGAAATATATGGAAATTATGATGACCCTATTTACAATAGAAATAGACAAAAATATTTCTGGGGACTTTCTTCAATGGAATGTAATATTAAGCGTGTTCATTCAGGCGTTCCTAGAGCGATTACCGACATCATAGTTAGTACTGTTGGCGTTCCTGATATTAGTTGCAACGATAAGAAAATTAACGATAGACTTAGGGCAATAGTTGATGAGAATAACTTAAATGAATTATTTAGTTCGGTTCAATTACCTATGACTTTAGTTCAAGGCTATGGTGCTTATAAGATTAATTTTGATAAGTCATTATCAGACTTGCCTATAATTCAATACTATAAATCAGAAGATGTAGATTTTATATATAAGTCTAATATCTTAGTTGGTATAGTGTATAAAGATTTTTATAGATACGATAAGAAAGACTATATATTGTTTGAAACTAGAAGCAAAAGAGGCGGAGATAGTTATATTGAATATAAACTATGCGAACAAGCAAAGAACGATGATTTGACAGAAGTTCCACTAACTACCATTCCTGATTGTTATGGATTAGAAGATAGGGTTATTAAAAATCTTAATGAGGTGCTTGGTGTACCTAGCAAGATAATTTATGACCCTCAACATGAAGATTATGGCTCTTCAATTTATCAAGGTAAGATTGCTTTGTTTGATGAACTAGACTTAAATCGTTCTCAAAACTCACAAACTACTAGGGTATCAACTCCTGTTGAATATATACCTGGTGATTTACTATATGGTGCTAAGGGTAATCGAAACGCTATATTAAAGAACTCATTTAATAGACAATTTGTTAAACTAACTGGTGTTTCAGATGGAGATGGACATAACACCAATAGTTCCGAGATTACTACTACTCAACCCGTATTAAATTTCGACCAATACAATGAAAATGAGATTGCTATTATAAAAGTAATTCTAATGGGTGTTATTTCACCTTCAACTCTTGGCTTAACTGCTGGCTCTTCCGATAAAGAGGGAGCCACATCAGCGAAAGAGAAAGAAAAAGTTACTATAATGACTAGAAATAAGATTATTAATCGTACTTCTAAGCAATTAAAGAAACTATTACAATTATGTTTGATAGTTGAAGATATTATGGGCAAAGAAACCGAACTTGAAAAGGGAATTGATGATGATAATAAGATTTCAGTAGACAAAGGTGATACTAATGGTAAGAAATCTTATGAATTTGAAGATTATAAAAACATTGAAGTAACATTTAGTGAATTTGCCGACCCTTCATTTGAAAGTAAGATAGCGAGTCTTGGTCCATCATGGAGAGATGGCGAGATTAGTACTGAAAAGTATGTTTTAATCTTATGGGGAGATAAATTATCTCAAGAAGATAGGGAAAGAGAGGTAAAATGGCTTGATGATTATAGACAAAGTAGACAAGAATTGGCTGTTAAATCTCAAAACCCTGGTTTAATTGGTGGAAAAGAAGAAACTAGTCAAACTAGCGAAGATACCACTAAAAAAGTAGAGAATATGGGCAAGACAGTTCCTAACGAAAATAAATCTAGCGAAAATAATCAAGGAATTAAAAAATATAATAGCAAATCTTAAAATTTGTGGTATAATATTAATAGAGTTTTGTTTCCATGAACTTCCTTTCTTTAGGGCAACTTTAATTAGTTGTCCTTTTTATTTGATTTCATATTGCATTACTATTTTTTTTGATATATAATATAGGTACTATGAAAAGGGAGGTAACACCTTAATGATTGAAAATGAAGAAAATTCGGGTACTAAAAAAGAAGTCGATGTCGATACCGAGATAGACAACGCAAAAGATGAAGAAGACAAGACTAATACTAAAAAAGAAGACGTGGGACTTGATACTGAAAAGTTTAATGCTATCATTCAAGAGAGATTAGATAGAGCCAATAAGGCATTTTTAAAAAAGTATGGAGTGTCCAGCACAGAAGAACTTGATAAACTTCTAGGAAAAGCGGAAAACAGCGATGTTCTTTCCACTAAGTACGAAAAACTTTCAAGCGAGTTGAATGAATTGAAGACGGAGAAATTATTAAATTCTCACGATGTTAGAGCCGATAGAGCAGACGATATAAAGTACTACTTTAAAGGCAAAGGTATTGAGTTGAATAAAGATAATTTAGAAAAAGAATTAGCGGTCCATAAAGAATGGTCAAGCAAATCTCCTTACTTAGATACACTAGGCTCTGAAAAGAAAGATGAAAAACCCGAAGAAAGCGAAAAAGAAGCAGCCGAAAGGTACTACGGGATTAAGTTCTAGTAGACAATAAGTTATAGAATAAGGAGGCAATTAATATGCCAAATAATAGTTTTGAAAGAATTACCAGGTTTGACACCCAGGCATTTGACGCGGTTTTCGCCGCAGAAAGTAAATCAGCGATTTTCCAAAATGGTGGAAAGTTCATTGATGTTAGTTTCAAAGAAGCAGGTTGGGTTAAGCTCTACAACATGCAAGTCGATAAGTTAGGTAATTATGTTAGAGCAGGTGCAACAGGTGGTGGCACAGGCTATGCACAATACAATGGTACAGCCGATAGAGCAGGTTACCCTCAAGGTTCCGCAAGTAATGGCTGGGATTTGTATCACCTAAGATATGATAGAGGTCGTCAACTTTTAGTTGATAACATGGACGATGAAGAAACAGCACATCAAATAATGGCTCACATGCAAACAGAGTTCTGGAGAACAGCAATTATACCTGAAATTGATACTATAACATTTAGTACAATCGCAAGTAAATGTTCAACCACATTAGGAAACTTAGCTGCCGCTGAAACAATCGCCGCTAATACTATTCTTAGTAAATTCGATGCCGCTTTCCAAAGCATGACCGAATTAGGAGTTCCTGAAGAAGACCAAGTTATTTTAGTTAACCCTAAGGTTTATACCTTGCTTAAACAAACAACTGAACTTACACGTTATATCACTCAACCTGATTTAAAGGGCGTTCAAAGAGCGGTAGAAGCGTATAGTGGACGTGTGATTGAAGTAGTTCCTAGTGATAGATTCTATACCGAAGCAGCAGTTGGTTCTAATGGTTATGGACCTGTAGCAGGCTCAAAGTTAATCAACTTTATGGTTGTTTCCAAAAAGGCTATTGTTCCTATTAGAAAACTTGAACACACAAGAGTTCTATCGGGCAACAATGTTCCTAATTTCGATGGTTATATCATGGACGTTCGTTTATACCACGATGTAATTGTTCCTAAGAATAAAGTCATTGGTTGCTATGCGAGTGTTAGTGCGGTCGCTGCAACTACTGTAGCCAACTTGTTAAAGGTTGACATCAAGTATGTCAGTTCTGGAGTGTTCTCATTAGATAATTACTTCACAGTACCCGCTGGAATTAATGGTACTATCGTTCATTCTGCCACAGCCTTCACGGTTGGAACAGCATACACTAGTGCAGAAAAGATTTACAAAGATACTGATTTCAATGTAATTGAAGTTGAAAGCACAGCAGTAACAGATGAATACTATGCTATAATCGACAATTCTACAGGTGTAGCACTTGCTGTATCTGGTAAGATTACATTGCCGACATCTTAATAAGATAAAAATTCAATAAAAAGGTAGTTAGTGTAAAATCTAACTACTTTTTTTATGTATTTGTGGTATAATTATATTATATGGAGGTGTTATTATGAACTATATACCAATAAGTAAATACCAAGTTATTAAAAATATGGCTAATAACGGTAATAAAGACGCTGATAAATTTCTATCAAACTTTATGAATATGAATGAAATGGAAATGAGAAAAGCGTTGATAAATTTAGATTTAGATAAGCCAAAAATATGCTCTTTAATAGATTTTTTAGTGGATGATGAAAATGAGGCTGTTGATGGTTACGATAACGCTATGAAATTGATAAGTAATAGTGATTTAGATGAAAAAGTCAAGCAAAAATATTTAGAGAAATTTGAATATATTAAAAACGATGAGATTGAACATATAGAAATTTTAAAAAAGTTAAGGGAGATATAAAATGGCAAAATACATAACCGCTTCGGAGTTCCTCGCATATACTGGGATTAACTTGAAACATATTGAAGATGATGACAATCCTAGCAATAAGGTTGAATCATTACTCAATAGAACTGAAATTAGGCTTATTGCCTACTTGACAGGTACTTTTAGATACGATTTTGATTATAAATATGAGAAATTAGATGATGAGCATAAAGAATATTTCAAGTACGCTGTCATGGAACAGGTTTTATATGTCATTAATAACACTGACATAATGTCTGATAGTGGCTATGACCCTGAAAAAGGTGTTTTATCTAGTCAAGAGGAATTAAAACATATTGCTTTATCATTCACGGTTAAAAATATGCTTATGATGAGTGGATTATGGGATAGAAATATCAGCGTAGGGAGTAATGATTATGGTTGGTTCTATTAATATCTATGGAAATCATAGAACTTATTATAACAAGTGCTTATATTGGGCTTGTAAGGTTAAAAACGCTGAACATAATACGATAACTAGCGAAAAAGAGCCATCAGGAACATTTTGGGCTAAAGAAAAAGCACCTAGATACTCTAAAAAAGACATTGTTTCAGAAAGTTTCATGTTAGATAACAATACTATGGTTTTAGAAACAAAAGATTGCGTTGATGATATGAAACCGAACTATTTAGTCAAGTATGATGATAGAATTTGGCGAGTTTCTACTATTCAAAGAAAAAAAGTCAACAGGAGAAATCAACTAATATCTAATCGTTCATATATTTATACTATAAACTTGGAGGGTTAAATTATGGCTGAACAAAAAGAAAAAAAAGTACAAGGTGAGAAGATAAGTAGTTATGATTTAGCTTTAATCGCCACCTATCTATACGCTGAATTAAAAGATGAGTTTGAAACTATACATTTAAGTATGAATTTATCAGATAGTATAAAGATATATCATATTGGTGATAGTTATAGGGTCTATATAG